AGCTTCATACCTATCCATATAGCGTGACTCATACAGGACATCGTAGTCATCCATACCATCACGTTTAATGTGGAAGTTATAGCTACCAATGTCAGCAAAGTTAAAGTTCAGTCTATGTACAACAAGGGATGATGTGGTATCTGATTGATAGGTAGTCATCTCCTTCTTAATTACATTTACTGTTGGAAAGTCAACTCTCATTTCAAAAGGTACACCTTCATCAGTATCTGTGTACATATCAGTCCACGGTCCATCTTGATTATCTAGAGTTAGCTTCAGTAGTGAGCACTGATTGTTCTCATTCTCTGTAACTACATAATAGATGTTATCTACAATGACGTGGAAAGTGAAATCTTGTGGTAGTTCCCACCTGAACCATACTGATTGTATTTGTTTATCTGCTGATTCTTTGAAGTAACGATAGCACCATACATCCTTAGTCATATATCTACCAGCCATAATCAAACCAGTCTCTCTTGACTGGGTGATACGGTCTAGGTCAGGTGGCATTGACTTAGCTACAATCTTACTACGCTCATTGATATCTGCTGAACCTTCTCTTGCTATGTTAGCCATCTCATAGAAACGACTGGTAGTAGGAGATGATCCCATAAAACCTATGTTGGTTCCAATAGTAAATGGTTTAGAGCTGGTGTTATATTCATACCTAGCAATCTCATTTACTTGTGCAGTAGTAGGATCTAGTATGTCTGAGTCAGTAGAGAAATAGAATTGTTGGTAGTTACTAAATAGTACAAGACCATTGTTCTGAACAATACCATCTTGCAGTACTGAACTGAAGTCAGTACTAGCACTAACATCAATAGGGTCTAGTGGTGCTACTGCTAATGCAGAGCTAGGGAATAGGTTGAACAACTCACCTGCTCTACTCATAATAACATTCTCTTGACTTAAGAAAACAAGTCTGTTCCTATAGAACATCACATTGTTAATGCTGAAGTTATTGAATGAAGGGTTGAACTCATCAGTACCACAGGTTCGTTCTTTCCAGTTACAAGGTCCAAAGACGAATGCTGTATCACCATTAGATAGACGTGAGTAAACCAATGCGTGAGGCATAGTACCTGAGTTAAACTTGACTAATCCTCCAGGTTCAGCACACTCCTCCCAGTAACCAGTAGCACTTTTAGAGTCACCATCGTTACCATAGTTAGCTCTGAACTGTACCCAGTAGTCATCATCACCACTGAAGGCATTAGACACCTTGGCAATGAATCCATCCTTACACTCAATAGGTAAGCGAGATACATTGTTGACAGTAGCGTAGGGGTTCTCCAACTCTTCATCTTCATTAGACAAGATGTTCATCAAGTCTTTCTCTGTTGTAGAAACAGTGAATGGTGTAGCGGATTTATAAATATAAATACCATTACCTACTACCTCTACATCATTATCAAAATCAGGTAGTGCATTGATAGCATCTCTTAGACCTGTCAATACATCTTTGATCTTCATCTGTGTATCACCACTAGATGGTGTAGTTACACCTGTGACTTGGTAGTCAACATTAGATCTGATAGTTGTAGTGTCTGTAATTTCAATGTAGTAAGCAGCTTCGCCTTCTTCAAAGGCTGGATCCTCTTCATATCCACCACTTTGATACACCCTAAACACATCACCTTCTTTCCAGTTCCTACCACCATTGATTACTTCAACCTGATGACGGTATTCACATTCGTAATAGTCACCATTGTTTTTAGCTACCTGTACGCCTGTGCTTTCAATACGAATAACTAATCCCTCTTGTCCTCTGTCACTAGTTTCATTTAGATAGTTACTATCAATAGTAAAAATCTCATTCAAATTAGCAGGACAACTTGGGTCTTTATTAGGACCACCGAAATCATTTACTCCTACAATAGCTACAGTATTTACTGTCCTATATTCTGAAGTCTCATCAGTACCAATGATGTCGATGTCTAGTAGGTACTCCCTAGCTGGTGCTAGCTGAGTAATTTCAACAAAGGCTTCATAGGGTCGTTTGCTTTTACTCTTACTCATCGTCACAGCCCGTTCTGGGTTAGCGATGAAGGTGAAGTTATTGACAGTAGTGAAGTTTAGGAAGTCACTCTTATCATGTGCTAAGTATGGATGTACCTTACAAGTAATAAGATCTTCTGTACTAATACCTTCACCAGAGTTAGGGTCAATCTCTACATTACTTGTGTAGACATCAACGTTCTCACCTGTAGTACATTTCCATACTTCAATCTTACCAGCTCTAGTTACCTTTCCAATAAAGTTTTCTTTATCTCTTGAAGTAGGGTTCTCTCTCGTAAAGTGAAACCACGAGCCACCTCTACCTGCAATAGTATTAGCACAGTTGTTCTTTAAGTCAGCTATCTTTTCTAGACCATTGCGTTTGTATAGACCATCAACTAGATCAGGGAAAGCATTTACACAGTCCCTGACCTGTCCTGGTTTCTTCATCTCATCGGGCTGGTCAGAGATACCACCTGTTGCATAGGTGGGGATAATCTGTGAAATGCTAGTCATCGGGCAAGTGTTCTATAAGGTTGATATGAGCGGTAGGCAGTGTTAGATGGTGTACCAAAGAAACTATGATCACCTTGGTTACATTCGTATTCCAAACACGATGCACGAGATTGTGCCTCTTGTGTCTGTAGTAGTTGTACCAGCTGTGGGTTAGTTACCATCTGAGTAGCAGCTCTGCCACTAGCACGGAGAGTGATGTAGCGTTTAAAGACTGAAGGAAGATCCTCATAGTCCCACTTCCAGGTGATGTCAAAGTTAATTGATTGATCTGGGTTGAAGATATCAGTATGGTGTAGCCTATCATAAAGTCTATTACCGCGCCTAACAACATCAGTATCCCTATAAACTTGCCCTTCACTTACATCCATTCGTAGTACATTGACAGGGATCTTTACGATACCCTTAGCGTCAGGTGTTAATGGGAACCTGAACTCCGTGTTAAATGTCCATCCCTCATTCTGTACATCAGCATTGACTTCCATCAAGATGCTATGGATAAGAGCAATCTCAGGGTTGACATACCGTAGTTCCATCTGTGTATTAGGCACCTCACCTGTAAAGGTCAAGGTCTTCTTACACATGTACTCTTCGTGAGTGTATTGGATTTTATCTTGAGTAGTTTCTTTCTGATAGATACGAGAGATAGGTGCCTGACCAATAGCAGCCAATATTGAGTTGACGCTGGAGAGTTCCGTCTCAGTTGTTTGTGTTGAATACATTGATTATCATTCTCAATAAAGGATTAAAAAAAAGGGACCCCAATTAAGGAGTCCCCATATAGATCAGGAGGTCGGTGTCAACTGAGCAAAGTCAGGAGCAGGACCATCAGAAACGTCACCACCAACGGAGGTACCGTAGTGATATGCATCACGCATATCTTGTGTTTCACTGTTTACCACAGAACCAAGCACAGCATTGACACCAGCAGGGTCATAGCTTTTAGCGGTTTTGGCAACAGAATATCGTGTTGTAATAGCCATAATTAAGGAGTTGGTGCAGGGGTTTGATCAGGGATCTCGGCTCCAGAAGAAGCGGTCACGGTGTACTTAGAGTCAGCAGCAACGCGACCGTATTCAACGGGAGTCATGGGATCCTGAGTGATAGAAACTACAGGCTGATTAGTCTTCACAGCACCAGTCGTAGACATAGTTACATGAATACCAGTCTTAGTTTCTCCGTACTGTTGTACGCCAGGATTAAGGGACATGACTTACCTCCCTATTAAGCAGCTTGCAATTCAATTGCAGCGGCAGGGTTCAAGGTGCCAGCACCCATTGCCATGCGTCCAACGACAACGTCGCCTTGGTACATGGTGTTTACATCAGAACCAGTCGTCTGAACCTGAGGTCCAATACCTTCAACCACAGCAGCGGCATCACGCATATAGATAAGACCACAGTGAGCAGAGAAGTCACCAGAGTAATCGTTGTTCTCACCATCAACGCGAGCAACGTTACCAGCCATGAATGGCAGGTTGTTAGAACGACGGATGGAGATACCAGCGATCTCATAGAGACCTTCACCGGAGTTCAGGTTGCCCTGATTGTTTCCGTAGTCACGGTTGAGGATGTTTGTATCAACCTGTGAAATCAACGCATAGTACTGACGTGGGGACAGTACAGCGAAGCGTCCGTTAGTAGGAACATTCTTTTCATCAAGGATGGAAGCAGCTTCAAAGAAGCTATCAACCAAGGCTTGTGCATTGAACTCATTGCCAGCGCCAAGCTTGATGACTGAACCACCTGGCTCAGGACCGGGAGATGCAGTAATAGGATGTGCTTCACGTGCAGACTTTGCAATCATACGGAAGATCTTCTTGTCGTATGCTTCTGCAAGAGCGTGACCGATCTTGGCAGAGATTTCAGAGCGCAGGCTGTAGTGTGCCAGCGTCTCGTCCAACGAATAGAGGAACGCAGATGCGACGAGAAGGTCATCCATGATGATGGTCTTCTCTGCCACTGGAGGATCACCAGATCCAAGGATCGGTGTACCAGGCTGATGGTAGTCAGCCGTCATGCGTCCGGTGTAGATGAACTGCAGGCTCTTGCCATTGCGGAGAGTGCGGGACTGCACAGTACCTTTAGCGATACATGCAGACTCGTAAGCCTTGATCATCTCACCGCTGAACAGCTTTAGATAAGTTGCATACTTAGCGTCGTAGTCAGCTCCACCTTGGGTCAGTCCCAAGCCTGGAGTCTTGTTGATATTACCGACAGCGGTAATACCCATGTCGTTATTATTAGAACCATAGGTACGGGATTTTCCCGTGTTTGATTCGGTGTAGGTGTTACCCTCTTGTGAAAAAGCCATTGTTTTGTTTAAAATTAAATGTAGATATGAACTCTTTACCGGTAAAATTTTTTGTTTGAAATATTAAAGGTCATTTCATAACCGTTCGAACGGCTAGAGGTATCTCCTTAGAGGCTCTAACCAAATGTGAAGCCGGGACTTGAACCCGGCAGTAAGCCTATTTCTTATTCACAGTTTTGTTGTACTTGTTGCCACGATAAGTAAGAGTAACAGTCATAGTTAATTCTCAATTACCTAGCCCCCGTTCCATGACTAGGTGGCATGCAACCCGAAGGTCGAACGTAAGTACATCAGCCAATGGATGGTGCTTGCAGTGCTACTTGTGTAGTAGAAGCTGAAGCCAAATCCAACGGGAAGTTATGAGCATTACGCTCGTGCATCACTTCTAAACCGAGTCCAGCTCGATTGAGAACATCAGCCCAAGTAGGAATGACATGATCCCGAGAATCAACAATGGATTGATTAAAGTTGAATCCGTTAAGGTTGAAAGCCATAGTGCTAACACCAAGGCTAGTAAACCAAATGCCAACCACAGGGAAAGCAGCCAAGAAAAAATGAAGCGAACGCGAGTTATTAAACGAGGCGTATTGGAAGATGAGACGCCCGAAGTATCCGTGCGCTGCCACAATGTTATAGGTTTCTTCCTCTTGTCCAAATTTATAGCCATAGTTTTGTGAGACATTTTCTGTCGTTTCACGGACGAGTGAGGATGTAACAAGGCTGCCGTGCATAGCAGAGAACAAGGCTCCACCAAACACACCAGCGACCCCGAGCATATGGAAGGGGTGCATTAGAATATTGTGCTCGGCTTGGAAGACAAGCATGTAGTTGAACGTTCCACTAATACCTAGTGGCATTGCATCAGAGAATGAACCCTGACCAAAGGGATAGACGAGGAACACTGCGCTTGCTGCTGCAACAGGTGCAGAGTAAGCAACAAAGATCCAAGGGCGCATACCTAGTCGATAACTAAGTTCCCATTCGCGTCCCATGTAGCAGTAAATACCAATGAGGAAGTGGAAGATGATGAGCTGGAACGGTCCGCCGTTATAGAGCCATTCGTCAAGCGTGTCGGCTTCCCAGATAGAGTAAAGGTGTAGCCCGATTGCATTCGAGCTGGGAACAACTGCTCCCGAGATGATGTTGTTTCCATAGAGTAGAGATCCAGCGACGGGTTCCCTAATACCGTCGATGTCAACAGGAGGTGCTGCGACGAATGCGACGACGAAGCAGATGGTAGCGGCGAGTAGAGTAGGGATCATCAGAACTCCGAACCATCCCACGTATAGCCGATTGTTAGTTGAGGTCACCCATTTACAAAAGGCTTCCCAAGTATTCTGTTGTCTTTGAACTAAAGTAGTAGCGGTCATTTAAGTAGTGCATTGTGTGTCTTGTAGCAAGTAAGTAAGATCCGTTTTAAGTCAGGACAGACTAGAGAAGGGAGGTCCGACTCTGAGGTGCCTCCCATCTATTTAGATGTTATCGTAGTGGTCTAAAACATTCAACGCTTGGTAAGTACGGCGAAGTCCTAACCAAGGTAGCATCTTTTCAATAGCCTCTGTAACAGCTTCTCGTTTACCGACACGCCATTTCCAGCAGGGTTTGTGATGCTCTTCATACCTTTTGAGTGATATAATAGTGCCACCAAAAAGTTGTTGCAGTCTTTCTAGAATGTCTAGGTCTGTCATTGCAACTGTAATTCTACAGTTCCTATCTTTCTTGCTTATCTCGAAGCATCCTTCTCCTTCGATGATACCAGCAGCCCAAGGAATACTTACCATAGTCCGGGGATCAACTGACCTGTAACTGCATAGGCACCTAGTGCAGCGATAACACCCAGCATTGCAAGGCGTCCATTTAGTTTTTCAGCAAATTCGTTGTGGTTCACAGTTACTTCAGTGGTGTACATTTCAGGTTCGACAGCGTAGATGTTTGTTCGTCCGCCGTCTTCAATGATAGTGGTCATTTCTTTTTCTTGGTGGTTTTCTTTACACAGTTATTGACACGGGTCTTTGTCCCGCTACCAGATGACACCTTCGTGCCACTCTTTTTGTAGCCTTTCCAACAGCTCTTGTCTAGTCGTTGTTTCATTTTTTCTTACCGCATTTCCATTTACGAAGAGCCAAAGCCTTACGGGTTGGTTTTCCATTTGGTTTTTTCATTGGTCCTTTGACACCACCCATCCGTGCACAAAAGGACTTCTTACGAGATCCTCCTCCAGGTTGTGGTGCCTTTAGATTTGATCCTGTTGCTCTATTGTATTTAGCACGACCTTTGGCTGTCAGCCCTCCAGATCGTGACTTGTGAGTGCCCATCTTTAGGCTAACATTTGACGCCATGATTAATAATTAATGTTAGATCGTTCTAGTTTTTCAAAGACATCATTGCGGTATGCTGGGTCACGATCGTAACGTGGATCTGACATAGCTTGTACCACTTCTTGTTGACTACGGAAGACATCAGCTGTGGTAGTTGGTGCACGACCTGTTGCCATCTCACCATCAAAACCTACAGCCTTCTCCATCTCTGCCTTCAGTCCTGCTACTGCAAGACGAATCAATCTGGAGTTACCAGAATCGACAAGAGAATCAAAGGCTTCAATATCAGCAGCGTCAAGATTATCGGATGACCACTGCATAAGATTAGTGTAACCTTCATCTCCTCCTGCTTCATTCTTAATTGTATTCGTCTCAGCTTCAGTTAGATCAGCAGTAGGTGTAGGTAGTTGTCCCTGCATAGCAACATAAGCATCCACTAGTTCCTGTGAGGACATAGAAGAGAACTGTTCCATCATCTCTGCGGACAACTCACCCTTCTCTGCATACTCTGCTGAAGCATTAGTGATCAGCTCTTGTGCTGGTGATACTTCTACTTCTTCTTCGGCGGGTTCTTCTTCCCGCTGCAGCCCCTCATCTTCATTAGTTTCTCCTAGTTTCTTTTGTAGTTCGATGTATGCTTTCTCAAGTTCTTCAGCATCTTTAAACTTACCAGCCAACATCTCTTGTTGTTCAGCAGCAGCACGCTCACCAATAGCAAGGGCTTCCTGCTCAGCCTCATTGAATTCAGGCTGGTCAGCTGGGGTGGGATCATAAGTTAGTGTTTCAGCCATCTGTGTATCCGTTAATAGTTTCTACTTTTAATTTACCAAGACCAACTGTATTGACTACATTCTTGGCACGGTTAGCACCAATCTTTTTCTTAGGTTGGTACTTATTCTCTGGAATATCCAGGGGTTCTTCAACGGTAAGTTCAACTTTCTCGTTAGGTACTTGTTCAACCTTCCGCGTTCGGGTCCGCTTGCGGGGTGCCTGCGATGCCATTCATCATCTCCTGTGCTTGTGGGTTTTTGGTGGGATCCATCATTGGTGACGATGCAAACTGACCAGCTTGTTTGACTAGCTCTTGTTGTGCTGCCATCTGTTGCTGTTGTTGCATCTCTCCTTGAATCTCACTCATGCTCTTAACTAGATTTAGTACATCAATGCCTTGAGCTGTTGCTAGACGCTTGATGTATTCATCTGGGTTGATAAACTTAGCGATTGATTCAGGACCCATTGTTTGTGCAATGGTTGTAATGAATTGGATCAGTGATTCCCTATCTTGACCGCGACCAAGTGCATTAACACCTGCCACGATGGTGGGATTAACAATACCTTTGGGTAGCTTAGGTAGCTGACCACTCCGTTGTAGAACCATCAAGATTCTATCAAGGTAAGGCTTGAGGAACTCAACAGTAAGTAGACTGAATAGTCCACCAAGTTGTTGTTCGAGTTCTAGTTGTGTAAGTCGTACTTCTTCTGCTGTTGTACGCTCACTCTGTCTAATGTTCAAGACCATAAAAGCATCTTGAATACGCTGACCTAATTGGTTAGCCATATCATATGCTGTCTTGAAGTCAGCAGTCTTACCAACCTGGACTACTTGTACATCATCAGGTCTACCCTGAATGATAGCACCGTTGCCAGCAGCGGCTAGAGTCTGTGGTTTAGTTGTGCTAGATGGTGATACAAGGAACACAACCTTAGCGGCTGCTGCAGAGCCTTCTACGAGTGCCTGAGAGAGTGCTTCGAGTGACTTAAGATCACCAAGAAACTCTTCTACACGACCACGACCGTAGGCTTCACCATCAAAATTATTAAAACGAAGTACTAACCAGGGAGATGCATTCTTAGGTGCAGTACTACGGCTATTAGGTAGCTGTTTATCTTCAGCTTCCTGATACCATACCCACCTACCATTGCTCTTATCTAGTTTGACGTGGGTGTACACCTCACAGTCATCATCGAATGTATTTGCGCCGGTCCTACCATTCAATCCACCACCCGCACTAACCTCATTCGGTTTAGTTTCTTTAGGTGCTGAAAGTCCTAGTACCTTACGGCTGATTAGTTCCTTTGTCACGA